TATTCTTCTAGTCTACTTTGTTGGTCTTGCAGGTGGATCACATTGATTAATTTACTGTGAGCCGTCTTTGAGAGAGCTGCAATACCTGGAGGATACTTGCCTCCATTTTGTTTTTTAAGCCTACTTATTTTTGAGTTCAGCCTTTTTCTCTCGTTTTCCTCCGCCTGGATTTTGCTCTCCAGGTGTTCGTAGTGTGTTATCGCCATCGGTACTTACCTCCTTTATGCGATTAAAGTCATAGGTAATTGTCTTTGCATCCATGACTATTTTAGCTGCGGTGCTTGGCACACTTGCTTGGACCGCAGTATTCACATCTTTAAATGTTTCAGTTGCAATAAATGAAACAGATCCAGACCAGAATTTTTCAATCTTTTTTTTCATTAGAGTAATCTCGTTCTAAAATTATTTCGCAGTAATGGATTATTTTTTTTATATCTTCTGCTTTATTTTTATTTTGGTGTCTGCAGGCTAATTTTACTATATTTCCTTCAGCAAACAAGAGCTTATTCTCACATATAAAATAAGCAGGGGATACTTTTAGTTTTTTATAATGAGATCCACCAACCTGTTCAGATAAACATTCATAATTAAATTCTTTAAATATATCTTCGTGGGTCATTGTTTTATTATCTGTAGGCTTCTTGCTTTGCCTGGTATTCTTTTTAACCATCCTCGTTCCTCTAAATTCTTTACATAAACATTAACAGAGTTTCTTGATTTTAATCCAGCCGCCTCCTTAATCTCATCATAAGAAGGCGGATAGTTTTTTTTTGCAATAAAGTTTTTAATAAAAGAAAATACTTTTACCTGTTTTGCAGTCAAACCATATTGCATATTGATTACCTAAAATTGGTCATCCCAGGCATCCGCTGCTGGTTTGCCTGTACCAGTAGATACACTTTTTTTAATAGTGATCTTTATAGATTTATCGTCTTGGATCCAGGCAGCTGGTTCGTGCCATTGATCGTTGATGGTAAAATTTTTTCTGTAAGGTTTACCAGTTTTTTGATTTACCTTATCACTATCAACAGAGATAAAATCTGGTTTACTATCGCCAGGAGTTTTATCTGGGTTTCTCTTTATTGAGAAAGTTGCGACCCAATTAGGATCTTTTGGTTTAGTCGTCATTTTTATTAGCCTCCGATTAGTTGCTTTTGTTTATCCTTGCACGCCTGGACAATCTCCATAGCTTTTGCAGAATTAGTTTTTTTGAGCTTGATTAAGTATTCTTTGTTGTCTGACATCAGCTCTCTTAAATTTGCTTGTTGACTTGTATTTTTAATTCTTTCTAAAATTATTGATGCTTGATCTAACTTAATTTCTGAATTTAATTTATTTTCTGGAGGCAGCTCTTCTGCTGAGTAAACTTGACCATGTATGTTTAATGCTTTTAGAACAGCTCTATCGACAGCTCTTTTTTCTGCTACTGATACAGGGTAGGGGAAATCATTATTTAGTGGAGAACATTCTCCAAGAGATGAAAATCTTTTATTATTATAAATTGCTAAACCTTTTACTACTGCGCAGCCTTTAGTTATATCGCAGCTCTTAAGATCTATATCCGTTGTAATACCATACTCGTAAGCTAATCTTTCAATTTCAAAATGTTTGATGGCAAACTTACCTTTACCAATCTCCCACATTCCACCATTCTTTTTAATTTCTTCTAATTTTTTTTTTAAATTAGTTGGGAAGTTAATTACTTTAGTCATGTTTTTTATCTCCGATTTCCAGGCTATTACTCAGAGAAAAGTTGCCGCTTTGAAAACTGGGTAACGCCTGGTCATCTTCATTAGTTAAGTAACCAAAGAGAGATAAAGATAAAAAGATCACGAAAACAACAAGGGAGATAATTCGTAATCTTTTATTTTTTTTCTTAACTAATTTTGGAAACAGCAAGAAATCTTGCACATTTAAAACTAAAGGATCTTCTCTTAATTTTTTCACGATTGACCCCACAATTCTTTTGCTTTATCTAAATGATCTCCCATACCACGCCAGAAATAATGACCGAAGTCTGGGAATATATCTTCCACCCAAGTATTTTTACCTGCGTGTTTCTCCATAATTTTCTCACGATTGCTGCAAACAATCTTCATCTTGTTTAATAATAATTTTAAGTTTTCTGGTTTAAGATCATCGCAATTATCTGGATTGAATAAATTGTAACCCTCTTCATGGACCACCAATAAGTTTGGTTTCTTACCTGTAGCTAAATAATAAAAAGCCACCTGGAGTAAATGTTCATTCCATCCAAGATAACCTTCATCAATTTTTGGTAATGAGTAGGAACTGGTTCCATCTTTACGCGGTCTATTTTTTTTACGCCATTTTGTTTTCAATTCTATGAACTGATCGGCATCCTCAAAATCCACTCTACCTATCATTGGCAGCAAACAATCTGGCAGCATCAACTCCACAGATCGTTCACATTCTATTTCCCCTTTAAGACCAGCTTCTCTAAAACCTTTTTTAAATTGATCAAACAGTAATGCTAAACCTTTTCTATTTACATCATGTTGATTTTTGTCATCTTCATTTACTGGACCATACTGATTAAATTTTTCAATAATTTTTTCAAAAACTTTTCTAGTTGGTGGGATTGGTTTTTTTGTTAAGCCTTTACCTTTTTCATACTCCCAAATAAAATTACCAAATTCTAATTGACCCATATCTCCGATACACACACCAGAAAACATTTTAGAATTTATGGGTAGATCTCTTCGTTCTTCTTGAGTTAGATATAAATATTTATAACCCCACATATCATCTGAGGTGTTAGCTTGTGATGGCGAATGATGATTTATTTTATAAAGTTTTACCCATTCTGGTAATTCATTTATGCCTGTAATAAATTCTGCTATTGCTTTTTCTGCTGCTTGTTCTTTTGAAATCATAAATCAAATCAATAGAACAATTCATAAACATTTATGGATAACAGTAAATACTAATTATGGATAAATAGGGAATATTCCCAACTAGGTTGTAACTTTTTGATTTAAAAAATATGGGTGGTATCTAACTTTAACTGGTGTTGCGATACCTAAATCTTCTGGTTGAAAACTTACAGACGCTTCATTTATTGGTTTTCTTGTTATTGGATTTATAATAGTCAACGAATAATCATCATTAGTTTTTAAAATACCTATAACATTTTTAGCATTTTTATTTTTTTTCTTATATTTAGTAGAGGAGGTACAATAACAATATTTACCTATAGCTAAGCTGCTAAATTTTTTAATTTTTGGTATATCAAACAAAAAAATTTCTCCGTCAGTATAAGAGCCTGGTACATTTACTTGAACAGCTATTACGTCTTTATTGTAATATTCATAAGGTATTCTAATTTTAATTTGATCTTTTTCGTTATACATTTTGACTTCATATTTTGCATCAACATACCATCTTAAATAAATATCTTTTTTAGGCATATAAACTTCAACAGGATGAATATTTAAAGCATCTGCAATTTTAACTGCGTTCTCCCAGTTAATTTCTCTACTGTCATTAGACCATCTGCTAATTGTAGTTTTATCTCTATGTAAAAGACGAGCCAAATCTTGTTGGGTCATATCCTTTTCTAATAATAATTTTTTTAATAAAGCCATAGTTTCTTTTTTATGATCAACTGTTTTTAGTATATCATTTTTAATAAGCGTGAATTTGTTTTTTATTGTCATAATGTCAAAGTAGTATTTGTAGTTTGATATGTCAACAGTTCCCTTATGATACATTTAGAAGTTGTTTAAATCATACAGTTATCCCTATTTATACATAACTAAGTTCCGCATATTCATTGACAATAAGGTAAGGATAAATAAAAGCAAAAAATATATGAAATTAGAAGAATTTAGAAAAAAAAAAGGTTTTTCCCATAAAGAATTAGCAAAGTTTTTTGGTCTTACTGGAGTTTCTCCAGAGAGTACAGTTTGTAGATGGTGTGTTGGAGATCGAATTCCTCGACCCAAGTACATGGATCTAATTAAATCTAAAACAAAAGGCAAAGTATTACCATCTAGTTTTTATGGCTAAAACAAAAGTAACAGGAACGATAGCTGATTATCCATTTGTAGAAGTTAAATGGTTGGATTGTATTGCTGATAATTCCTGGATGACAGTAGCCAGAGCATCAAAAATTGAGCCAGCAATTTGTATAAGCAAGGGTCATCTCCTGGTTAGAAATAAAAAAGTAATTACAATATTTGCAGACTATTCTTATGACATGGAGGATGGATCTTTAACTGTAGGTAACACAAACACTATTCCTGGCGGTTGGGTACAGGATGTAACGGAGATTATTTTTAACAAATGACAGAATTAACGCCAGCTCACTTTCATGTGATTGATAAGAATAAAGCTAAGTCAAAAGAAACTGATAATTTTAAAAAAGAAATAGATAGGCTGAGCGAAGAAAACAAAAATTTAAAAACAATAATTGATGGTTTGCAAAAAGAAAATAAGCAGCTGAAAGATCCTCTTAATGGTTTCCGTAAAGATGGAGGTTTATAATGGCGCGAGATATTTATTTTAAAGATGTAAAATTTTCGGATTATAGTTTATGGCATCGTGCTTTGCCACAGAAATTGGGTTTAATCGATATGGATGGAGTGGGGATCTGTTTAAGATGTAAGGAGCCAT